AACCGTTGCTAATAGAACCTTTCAAATTAAAAACGCCATTGAGTGGCAAAAGTTCCAAGCAGGATTCTAATGAACGACGAAGAATGGAATTATCAAGATGAAGAATTTGATGATAGTCTTCCTTATATTGAACTTCAATTTGGACCAGAAGATTTATATCATGTATATGAATGTGTGAAGTATCGATATGAGCAATGGCCAGGTGGTCATCCTGATGAACAGGCAAGACTTGAGTATCTCAAGAACTTTCTGTATAGAGTAGTTTTGGAATATAAGTTTAAAATGCAGTAATAAATATTCATAGGTGAACCCCTATGAGTATGTCTCATTTGATTATATCAAAAAAGAATGAAGTATATTTGAAGGTTGATGCAGAACCACACGTCTTCTACGAGTTAGCAGACCAGTTTACCTTCGATGTACCTGGTGCAAAGTTTATGCCTCAATACCGTAACAAGTATTGGGATGGAAAGATTCGTCTGTTCAATACACAGACTGGGGAAATATATGTTGGTTTATTAGATAAGATCACACGCTTCTGTGATGATCATGGATACTCATACGAGTTTACAAATAACAAGTTCTACGGAACTCCTTTTGAGACAAACGACATGATCTCAAAGGAGGGCGTTAAAGACTACATGAACGCCATTTGTAAGTATTCACCTAGAGAGTACCAAATCGATGGGGTGTACGACGCTCTAAGACATAATAGAAAGCTGTTGATATCCCCAACTGCTTCTGGAAAGTCTCTGATGATATATTCGATTGTGAGATATCACGTTGAGCGCGGACAAAATACTCTGATAGTTGTTCCGACGACATCTTTAGTAGAACAGATGTATAAAGATTTTGCAGACTATGGCTGGGATGTAGGTTCATATTGCCACAAGATTTACGCTGGTAGAGAAAGAGAGACGGACTCTCAAGTTATCATTACTACCTGGCAATCGATCTACAAACTCCCCCGAAAATATTTTGAACGTTTTAACGTAGTTATTGGGGATGAGGCTCACCAGTTTAAAAGCAAGTCATTAATATCTATAATGACAAAACTTGCAGATGCTAAGTACCGATATGGTTTTACTGGAACCCTGGATGGCACACAAACTCATAAGTGGGTGCTTGAAGGTTTGTTTGGACCATCATATAAAATCATTCGTACTGAAGAACTAATGGCAAAAGGACACGTTGCCAAGTTAGATATCAATGTGCTTCTACTGAAGCATCCAGCACATAAGTTTGAGACTTTTGAAGATGAAGTCCAGTATATCATCAATCACGAAAGACGCAACAAGTTCATCAGAAACTTGGCACTTGATCTCAAAGGTAATACTCTCATCTTATTCGCAAGGGTAGAAGGTCATGGACTGCCTTTATATGAGATGATAAATAATGGTAGGTTAGATGAACGCCATGTATTCTTTGTTCATGGTGGAGTTGGTACAGAAGATCGAGAACAAGTAAGGGAGATTACTGAACAGGAGAACAACGCAATTATTGTTGCTTCATACGGAACATTCAGTACAGGTATCAATATCAAGAATCTCCACAATGTTATTTTTGCTTCTCCTTCTAAATCCAGAATACGTAACCTCCAAAGTATCGGTAGAGTCCTCAGAAAAGGCAATAACAAAACAAAGGCAACTCTATATGATATCGCTGACGATATATCCTACAAATCCAGGAAAAATTATACCCTTAATCATCTAATTGAAAGAATCAAAGTTTATAACGAAGAAAACTTTAATTACGATATTGTAAACATTCCGCTAAAAAACTAATGGGAGATGAATTTTATAGTTCAATAAAACTAGTAACAGGTGAAGAAATCTTTGCGTTGGTCTCTACCGATGAACTCAATGATAGAACTATTCTTATATTACAAAACCCTGTTGTTATGAAAATAATGAACTCACCTCATGGCACAGTGGTGAAGATGAAACCATGGATGCAAGTGCCTAGTGATGACCTTTACATTATCAACTATGATAAAGTTGTTACTATGACTGAAATAACTGATGAACAAGTTATCACTATCTACAACAGTTATATTGAAGAAGAAGACTTTGAGTCTAAGTCAGATGGTCATCAGACTAGACTAACTGAAGATATGGGTTATGTTTCTTCAGTAGAGGAAACTAGAAAGAAACTTGAAGAGTTATACAATAGAAACGCTAAGGATTCAAAAGAAAGCTAAATCCTCTCTTGAAAAGCAACAAACATAGTCTACAGACAATTCATTAAGTTGTCAAGCCTGAATAATGTGTTATAATGTACATAACAGAAATATCTACAGAATAATGTTATGTCCAAAAAGAAATCAGAACATTACGTAAACAATAAAGAACTGCTTGAAGCACTCATTGTTTACAGAGCAAAGGTAAGAGATGAGTTCTTCAGTAGATATGGTAGAGAACCTACTAAGGAAGATCGTTCTAAGCGTTGGGAAGGAAAACCACCTATCACAAACTATCTTGGTGAATGTTTCTTGAAGATTGCAACTCACCTTTCTTATAAACCAAACTTTGTCAACTATATGTTCAGAGACGATATGATCTCTGATGGCATTGAAAACTGTGTCCAGTACATTCATAATTTCGACCCAGAGAAGTCTAAGAACCCATTTGCATATTTCACTCAGATTATTCATTACGCCTTTCTGAGACGCATTCAGAAGGAGAAGAAGCAACTGGAGATCAAGACTAAGATTATTGAGAAGACTGGTTTTGATGAAGTTATGATGGTTGACGACAGCTTGCTTTCTGGGTCCAGTTCAGACTATAATACCATTAAGGATAATATCGCTCAGAAGACTAATCGATGAAGGTTGCTATTATTACAGACCAACACTTCGGTGCTCGAAAGAGTTCGAAGTTCCTTCATGATCACTTTGAGAAGTTCTACAATCAAATTTTCTTCCCATACATTGAAGAGAATGGTATTGATATTGTCATTGATATGGGTGATACCTTTGACAATAGACGCTCTATTGATTTGTGGGCACTTGAATGGGCAAAGGAAAAATACTATGATCGTCTTGAAAAGTTAGGAGTAACTGTTCATACTATCGTAGGAAACCATACCGCTTACTATAAAAATACTAACGACATTAGTTCTGTAGATTTGTTGTTGAAAGAATATAGTAATGTAAAGGTATACTCTGAACCGCAGGAAGTGAAGATAGATAATTTGAACGTGTTGTTTATCCCATGGATCAATGCAGAGAATTTTGAGAGCACTGTCAAATCAATTGAAGTTTCAACTAGCTCGTGCGCGATGGGGCACCTTGAGCTCAACGGATTTAGAGCGCATCGCGGACACGTCATGGAAGACGGTATGGAGAGCAAACTATTTGACAAGTTCAAGCGGGTATTTTCTGGTCACTACCATACACGATCAGACGACGGACAAATCTTCTACCTAGGAAACCCGTATGAGATGTTCTGGAACGATGTGAATGACACTCGTGGTTTTCACATCTTTGATACTGAAACTCTCGAACATACTCCAGTCAATAACCCTTTCAAACTCTTTTATAACATTTACTATGAGGATACTCCTCATCAGATGTTTGACACCACTGACTACGAAAACAAAATCGTAAAAGTCATTGTCAAGAAAAAGAGTAGTCCTAAAAACTTTGAGAAGTTCATTGACAAACTTTACAGTGCTGGTATTCACGAACTCAAGATAGTTGAAAACTTTGAAATACAGGAAAGTGAGGAGTTTGAAGTAGAAGATTCGGAAAACACGATATCTATTTTAAATAGATATATTGATGAGGCAGAAATTGATTGTGACAAGTCCATAGTCAAGAGTATCCTTCAAAAAGTGTATTCCCAGGCGTGCGAGGTTGAGTAATGTTTCTTCTTACTCTTAAGGATAAAAGAGATGAGGGTGCTTATGCCGTTCATGATAAGAAAGGCAATAAGGTCCTCTTTTTATTTGAGGAAGAGGATGATGCAGAGCGATATGCCATGATGCTTGAGGATGAAGAAGAGACTGA